CAAAGTCTAAAAGAATCAGAAGCGTATCGCTAAGGACTTCCTCCTCATTCTCCTCAGCTGGAAGAACCCTATCCATACAAATCAAACGGATATCATAAGTAAGAGTTCTATCTGATACAGAAGCTGAATCTTCTATTGCCCAAAGGACAACATAGTTAAGCTCCTTTGGTTGAATCTCCCATACATCTCCCTGACCGTACTGAGCTATCTGCTGGTGAGCATTCGCTTCCGTTTCGATTAGTTGAAATATTTGATTGAGAGTGTACATAACGTTTTAACTTTCGCTGATTCTTGAGGTTAGCGTTTCGACTCATATTTGTCCTTTAAGCTGGTATAGTTTGGTCTACGTCCTAAGTATATTCCCGTAGTGAATACTCGGGTATCAGGCTGGATAACATCAAGCCCATCATCAGGGTTAGCATAAGCTGGATAGTCAGAAGAGTTCTCAAGGAGAAAGCTCACGAGCCTCTCGGTATACCACTCAGCCTTATCCTTATACTTCTGAGATATGAAGTTAATCTCATCAAGAGAAGCCGTCTGACTATTCTCAGATGACTGCTGCATTACGCCTTTATTCAGGAACTTATAGCTGATAGCTGACGGAGCTTCTGCTTGAACCCAATACAATAACATGGGCTGGACGTAATCATTCAGAAGAGTAGTATTTGCAGCCGTTAAAGTGCTACCAATAATCTGAGTCTTTAGTTCGTTATACATAGTAGTCCCCAGCTTAGGCTGAAGATGTATATCCTGACATAGAATAATAACTGGACGAATGAATTTGAAGTCAATATTCTCATGTAGGAGAGTATTGTCTTTTACGAACGCTTCTGATATGAATAGTACGTTTGCCATTATCTCTTCGCTTTAACAATTACTTGCTTCCATTCATGTCGGCAATGGTAATTCTTACCCCAAAAACCACCACCTCTCTGCCATACATTTCGGTCAGCCTTGACTCCCATGTTTATGATATCCTTCAAGTCCCAAGTCTTATTACCAAGAAGCTGACCTTTCTCTTGCTCTTCGGTTCTCTCATCTACTCCAGCGGTTACCTCGCATAGCTTCTTGCAGAATATTCGGGTCGTTGGAATAACGAGCTTAGTACCAGCATTACTTCTCAAGCCATATACATAACGAATCTCGTAGACCTCCTCCATAGGCTCAACCTCCTCGAGTATCTTCTCTCCCTTTGGAGTAACCGTAGTGGAACGCTGAGTCGAATCGAGTACCTCTGATATCTCTATCTTAATCGCTCCCTCCGTAACAAGAGTCTCAAGAGCTTGAGTAACCCTTTCAACAGAAAGGTTCAGAGAACGGCTAATACTGAGGTATGGAGTTAATGGGTCTTTCTTTAATATCTCAAGGATTGCGCTCTCTACTGCTCCGATAGAACTGAACCAATACTTGAGGCTCTGAGCTTGTCTCATAATAGCCTCCTCTCGGGAGCTGATGCTTGAGAAGTCAAATGACCGAGCTTCTGAGCAAACCTCATACTCATCTGAACCAGCTGCTATCAGAGCTTCAAGATGCTCCTCTCTATCATCAGAAGAGAAGCCTTGCGATATAATTGCTCTGAGCTCCTCAGATACATCCTCAGGTAATTCATCTCCGTAGACCGTAGCTCTTGCCATCTCAGGCGTAAAGCCATAAAGCTCGGTCAATACTGAGATAGCTGAACCAGCTGCTACCAATCCTTGCTTCACGTTTTGAAGTAGGGTAATGATTCCCGATACTCCACCTACTGAACCTTTCAGAGCTGACTGAGCGTCCTTAGCTTTGCCGTCATCTCCAGCCTCTTCTTTTTCTACAACCTCAAGCCCTACCTTCTCTCGTATCTCGTCATTAGTCATAACTGATACTACGGTGGCCTCTGAGAACTGAACGCTGATAGGCTCTGTATCCTTGATGAATAACCTCTCCTCGAATCCTTGAAGAGATGCGAGTTCGTTGAATACTCTCTCAATTATCTGCTGCCTCCCATTGACATAGGTATTCTGGAAGAGCTCGAAGCTATCAATCAGCTGACCTCTCGATGTGAATAGACCGTCCTCCTTAATTCCGAATAGTGCTGGGTCTACTACTTGATGTCCAGCGTATAGCTCCTTCTGAACGGTGCGGTTTAGAATCTCGAAACGCTTGTCGAAGTCGTTACCGTTAAGCTGCTGAATCTCAGCTCCTCTCTCCTTAGAATCTGAGAAGTTTAATACTATTGAATTAGCATTATCCGTATTCGTGAACTTATCCTTTATCTGTCTCTCAATTTCTTCTTGCTCTTCTGCCGTTGGTTCTCCGTTGTAGAAGTTAATCAGCGTACCTCCCATGAACCCGTTCTTAATTGAGTTGAGGTGGAAGTTCGCAATCTCTACGTCAAGCTCTATATAGCTTACGCATCCCATATAAGTCGGGAGAGGATAGTATTTACAATCAGGGTGATATGCCTTAACGTATAGCAATTGCTTACCCTCCGGTTCTTTCCAATTGAACGCCTCTATCTCCTCGACTACGGGGTTATGCTTAGCCCAATCTTCTGAGTAGTAATACATAGAGCCATCCTCATTACTCCGATACCTTGCGAAGTCAGCATGGTAGATAGCGGCTATCTTATCGTTGAGCTGATTGTAGACTATCTCAAGTGCGAAGCCATTGTAGAGCTCCATATCCATTGCTACCTTCTCGAGTACATCGTTAAGGCTCTCGTATTGATTAGGATGCTTAATGAATTGCTCCAGCTCTGCAAGCCTTAGAGTATCAAGATTATCAGAGTCAATACCCCATCCTTGACCTACTACATAATCCTTCTTGGAGTTGATAATAGCATGATGCTTTGCGCTCCTCCGATAGAGGTCAAGTAAGAACTCAGGGTAGCGGTTTCTCCACTCACCCTCAGCTCCGAACATAATCCAATCCTTGCCCCTGACCTCTTTGAAATCAGGAACTTTCTGAGCTGCAAAGTTTAGTATCGATAGTTGACTATTCTCCATAAACTACATACGTTGAGTTTCCTCCTACATAGGTAGGAGTCGCGGTTATTGTTCCGTCTACTTTAACTATCCCTTGCTCAAGCATAGAAAGCCCTGACGGGTCTACATTGGAGCTGGAAGAATTGGCGTAGACATAGTATCTCCATTGCCCCTCGTTTGAGAGCTTTATCTCAGCATTCGCTGGAGTAGGAGTCCCACTACCAACCTCAGTTAAAGTAAACTTGTTATATCGAGCTGGGAAGAGGCTGGAGTCCTGAGCTATTGCATAGACTATTTGTTCCGTAGTATCACTCTTGAACTCGAACAAGTAATAGGTAGCAGTCCCTTTTTCTGTGAGGGTTACTACTACAGTATTGCTGCTATCTTGATTAATATTAATCAAACTGCAAACACTACATATTCGATATCACAATCAGCTCCATTTGCTTGAGCCTTGATATCATCAATGTCAACAAATGCACTAAAAGAACCAGCACTCGCATCTACATCCATTGAGCCATCAGATAGCATAAATGTAGAATTGGCTAATACTTTAATATCAGCAGTCTCTGCTCCAGCCTTCATAAACCGTACTCTAATCCAGTTAGAGTCATCCATATTAGTTATCCGTATGTAGCGAATATTCGCCCTAACGAACTGACCTTTTCCATTAGATGTATCAAGGTCTATAAGAGTTGTTTCTGCTGATGAGCTTACTGTCATCACTCTGCGGTCTGCTTCGGCTACAGAGGAGATAGTTCTCGAGTGACTTCCACCCCTATCTACTCCTCCGAGAGTTAGAGATTCTGTTATCTGAATTGTCGCAGTTGCTGCGGTTACTGTACTTGCCATAAGACGGGTCTTTTTTAGTAAGTAGCAAAGCCTGATTTTCGTGCCAATAAGCCATCCAAAAACGGGCGCAAATTGGAGATATTAGACAAAAATGCTAAATCGCTCAGGATGCCGTTTAAATGCGTTTTAAGAGCATATCTCCCCCGAGCGGATATGCTATGCCAAAAAGAAAAGGCTATCCGTTAGAATAGCCCTTTCGTATCATGGAAAAAGCACTTGTAAATACAAGCGCAAAACAAAGGTAATTTAATTGGAATTGGTCATACCAGCAGCATCTGCTGCAGAAATATTGAACATCGGTGCAGCCTCAGCGCCCGTGAATGTTATGGAATATCCTTGCAAATCTGCATAGGCAGTACCTGATGCTGATGACCCAGCTGAGACCTCAAGTCCCGTAGTGCAACCCACTACCCAATAAGTAGGAGTCTCGTCATTTGTTTCAACAATTGCTACCAATCTGTTTTGAGCAAGAAGCTTGATTTCGTTTCGTTTCGTTGCTTCCAATTTTGACAGAACTACCACTACCTCAGGAGTGTAGTAAACTGTTCCAGCAGATGGTGCAGAATTGATATTTTCGGTCAGGCTTGAAGTCTCCTTCAATTGCTCATACTTCCAAAAAGCATTACCTACGGGAGTAACTGTTACAACCCCTGAAGCATATACGGGAGTCTGAGCTTCCCAATCTGAAAGCGAAGCAAAACGTACAGACTTAATACCGCCTAAGCTATCCTTGCAATCTAATGTAAATCCTTGTGTTAAAGCACAACTCATTTGTTTTCTTTTAGGTGGTTTAGAGGGAGCTCGAAAGCCCCCTCGTTAAATCAATTTATAGTGCTACTTTACCAACTTGGTCAGGATATGCGAACTGTGTTCCCATAGTGAACTCACAAGCCACTCTAAATTTGCGGTCATCTTGAGAATACCACATCTCTAAGTTAGAAGAGTCAGCAGCTAAGTCCATTCCTAAGAATGCGTTGCTTAGGCTGAATCCGTAACAAGCGTTATGTCCTGTGATTCCGTTCACTCCTACTACCTCAATGTTAGTCCCAGGGAAT